TTGCCTGCGTAATACCCATCCGGGCTATCGCAGCTATGATTGGTAGTGCCATTTTAACATCTCCAGCGCTTACGCGCCTGTCTTAGTCGTGAATTAGGGTCTTTCGCTGCTTTAGGGAACTTCTTCATCTGCCCTGCGGAACGTGCGCAATAAGACTTACGTCTAGATGCGCGTTTTCCTTTAGGCTTATCTTCCGTCACAGCCGTTTTTAATTTACTGCCGGGGTTATTCTTTCGGTACTTCGCTACACCTTTAGCGGTCATGCCCGCACCGGATTTGGTAGAACGTTTGTCGCCGCTCTTCTGGCTCATCCCCTTCATACCGGTGCCGACTTCCCCACCTGTTTTGTAGTACCTACGCATTACTCTAGCTCCAGAAGAACGTCATAGCAGTTATGTTAGTTTTATTTTGCAGCCATATCTCGTTTTCAAAACGAACACCGTTACCCGGAATGTTTATCGAGTGAGTGTCCCCTACAGCGAAAGTAATATCCAAAAGATTGGCACCTCCATCGCCATCCTTCAGGATAATTCTAGGGGAGCCAGAGGCCGCAGCTTTTATCATCAACTGACGTAACCGCGCAGGGCCACCGCTAACTGAGCCGGTGGATTGGGTTCTCTTACTTATAACATCTACTTTTTGAGACATATCACCCTCCTAGGATAAAAACACAGTAACGGCTACTACGTCTGTCATCGCAGATATACGTATGTTGTCCTTAAACCGTATGCCGTCCGCAGGTATGTTTACGGAGTGAGTGTCACTCGTGGTGAGATCCAGATCCAGTAGAGTAGGGCCGCCGTTACCGTCAGTAAAAGTCAGTCTGGGAGTACCACTAGTACCAGTCTGAACTTCCACCTGACGTAGTCGGGCCGGCCCCTGAAAGGATATCGCCCCAGTAGCATTTTTACGTACTGCAAATACATCTGAGCTAGACATACGCTACTCCTTATGTGTTAGAGTTATCTGCGCCTTCATTCTGCAAGTACTCAACAACTAACGTACCAATACCTGTACCAGTGTTAGTGTTAGTAACAACAAGACGTATATCAGAAGTACCTACGTTGAGCCAAGACTTGTTCCGAGGAACAGAAGTGCCGGGCGCGATTTCCAGTAGGCCAACAGTACCGCCAGCTTGGTTAATAGGAGAGAAAGTATCACCTGCATTCTGGTCGCCAATACCAAAGGTAGCAGCAGCGCCGTTCCAAATTGTAGTGCGGAACACATACATTCTGGTGATTAAAGAGTTAGCAGGAATAACGATGTCAGAGGTAAAAGTAGTAGCAGTCTGCTTAACGATCCCAGTCTGCATTACATTAACTGAACCTACGTTACGCAGTTCACCGACAGTAGTGCCAGTAGTGTTTTGAATTGTTCCGGCCTTGATTGGGCCTGAAAATGTAGTTTGTCCCATAATAGTTCTCACATGTGAGTTATGGCATATCTGTCTACATGTCGTCAGTCGGGTCTGTCAGATACGCCGAAAATTTTTTCCCGAAATACAAACATATCACAGTGTGTGGCTTTATGTCAACCATAAAAAAGGGGGCCGAAGCCCCCTTAGTACAACTTGTTACTACGCGATTAAGCGCCCGGAGATCCGAAGACACCCAGTGGGTCAGAAACGCCGAATGAATAGCGCTCACGAGCCTTGTAACGGCTGTTGCCTGTATCGAAGTCGCCGTCCATAGAAGTAGCCATTGGGCTACGAACGAAGTGCTTCAGGCCATTAGGGATGTCAGTAGTCAAGAACCAGTTGTCTGTATCAGTCAAGTAGTTATTGATAGTGTAACCCTGTGGTACAACACCGTTGCTCTTAATGGCGTTGAGATCGTTATCAGCAGTGCCTACGCGACCTTCAGTCTCCAACAAACGAGTAGCAACGAATTGCAGGTTTGGTGGAATGATTAGCTTCTTAGGCTTAGCAGCGATCAGGAGGCCACGCTCGTCAGTCCAGCCAGCGATCTGAATAACAGCAGCTTCCAAAGAAGTTTCGTTAAGATCAGCAGCAACGGCTGGTTCGTTAGAGTTAGTGCCGCCGCCAACCAATGGGTGAGCAGTAGAACAAAGTGTTTGACCATCACCGTAAGTGGTACCAGCAAAAGCGTTGTTCAGGATGTCTGCGGCTTTAACCTGCTTAGTGTAAGCCATCGCACGAGCAAGCGCTTTAGTATAACGAGATGACAAAGAGTCATACAGGTTATCTTCAATTGCTTCTTCAGTGATAGCGAAACCCATAGCTACAGTTTCGTGAGTGTAACGAGCAGTGAATGCTTCTTGCGCGTTATCGTACTCAATTGCTGCACCTTCCGCCTTAGTTGGGGCAGAGCCAAAACCAGACAGCTTAGTTTCTTCTTCAAAAGAACGGTCAGAGGTTTCAGTCTCGAAAATCTCTTTGTGCTCTTCGCCATATTTTGCGTACTCTAAACCGAACAGTGCGTTCAGGCCGGGTAGCAATTCTTTCAGTAATTGACTTCTTGAAATAGCCATTAGTTATTTCTCCTATTATACCGCTACAGTAGCATTCATGAATGCGTGGTAGTTCGGGTTAAATTTAACGAGGACATCAGTCTTCGCATCGCCGATAGCAGACTGGCCAGCACGAGTGCTGAATCCAACAATCTTAAACGCAGCGTCTGTAGTCTCGGAATCAGTAACGTCCATGATTGACTTACCAGTAGTGGTATTTGTCTTTGCTGACGTAGGCTGAGTAGTGAAGTGACAGTTGTGACCTAGTTCCGCCTGAGTGATCGCAGCGACAGACTGAGCTTGGAAAGTAACGCCCGGATCAGTTACGACGAACGCAGTAGCGTCAGCAGTGTTAGCAGGGAAGTTCTGTGCAAAGATCAACTGACCTTCGCTGTTTACGTATTCACAACCAACGAATACACCCAAAGCACCGCCATTAGCAACACCAGCAAAATTGTTACCATCGTTAGCGGAACCTGTATCAACCGATAGCTGAACGAAACCATCTTTTAAAATTACGACTGAACCGTAACCGATGTTTACATTGTAACTGGCGGCTTTAATTAAGAAGGAGTCACGAGCGCCCGCGTAGGGAGTCCCGTCAGCCTTCTTTACGGGAACTAGCCCGTATGGAGTAGCTGTAGTAGCCATTATTATATACCTTATAAAATTTTAGTTTAGTTACCCTTTACCAAAGGTAACTTTCGATTTCCTATCATTAAAGATAGGCATTCTCGGATCATTTTCTCGCATCAGATTGCTGTCAACAGATTGAATCTGAGCCGTAGACTGCTGTCTATAGTAGTCATTTCGCTCGTCAACCATCTCTTGAGCTGCCTTACAAAGAATCAGTCCACCAATTACCACGTTGTCTTTGAACCTTTCGTTTTCAATAGCGACAAGTGTTATCTCTGGGTGATCTGAAGCCTTTACTGGCTCCCAACCTTCACGAATTTTAGATGAGACGTTAGTAGCATCAACAGCACCTTGCGTACTTGTGCGAATCCAGCGAAATTTATATCCATCTTGTGGGATTGGAGAAGGCAAAACTTCTGGTCTTTTCCAAGCGGTCTTACGGATAGTCTTATCACGGGTTGTTACTTCACGATTAATTCTGTTCTCAGCCATTATACTTTCCTCATCTCTTCAGCAACCTTTTTGGCGTATAGCTCCAGTGGAACTCCGAGTTTCTTAGCGATAGCTACTTGTGTTTGCGTTAGGCGCACCTTTTTGGGTGCTGTGCTCCGCGACGCGGGGGCAACCACATTACTTCTTCGCTTAGAAGGCTCAGTGCTTACTGAAACTTCTTGTCCGGTCTCTATCCCGAGTTCTTCGGGGAAAACCTTTTGCATACGGGCGTCTATAGCCTCGTAGTATTCATCACTGCCTGTGTCTATACCTTGCTTAACTAGCTTCTGGTGTACACCCATGGCGACAGCCGTCATCTCGTCGTCATCACCAAACCACGTATTCTCTGAGGCCCATTCTGCGGCTCTAGGGTCAGCGGTTGGTGCTTCAACAGCTCTTTCCGGTAGTTGTACACTACTTCTTTCTCTTTGTAAAGAGTCAACATTATAATTACTTATCTTATCGGCACGGATGTTAGCGGTGGTAAGTCGTTCTTGTGCAGTTAGAACCTCTTCTGCGTCACCACCCTCATACGCTGTCTTGTACGCTTTCTTGGCCATTTCTAGCTCGGAAGCGGTACTTTTCTTAGCGTTCTCGATAGCCGACTTCTTACTAGTAAACGCTTTCTCTTGTAGCCCTTCGTTTTCTTCTAAGAGCTTCTTAGCAAGGCTCTCCAGCTCTACACGCTCGCGCATAGCTTCTTCTTTGGCGCGGCGCTCGTCATGGTAACCCTTACTAAAGTGTTGAATTCTTTTACGTACTTTCTCAGAGTAATCTTCCAACTCGTCGTCAGTAACGTCTTCAGGGGGTTTAGAGGCTTTACGCCCACGATCTGCTTTCGGCGTATCATCGACTACTTCAATCTCTACCTCTTTTTTAGCTTTCTTGTCCTCAACCTCTACCTCAACTTCTCCCTCTCCCAACGTTTTAGCGCTGGAACTCTCGATCTCAACTTTATTTTCTACGCCGTCTCCCTCAGGAAACTCAAACTCTACTTTCTGAAAACCCATAACTTACTCCTTACGCTCGTGATATTTCACGGGGATCGCTAACGACAGCCTCTACAGAATCATCGTTCATCAAACGATACTCTAGACCATCAACTTTAAATCGCGTGCCAGTATTAGCACGGAACATTACATAATCGCCAGTCTCACACCAAGCGCCAGTAGGGAAGCGTTCTTTATCAGCGTAAGCACCTTTGCCTAACGCCATAACTCTACCCATAACAGACAAGATATGTTCATGGTTTTGATCTTTGGTAGACTTAATAATGCCACTACTACCGTAGGTTTCATCTACCTGCGGTATAGCTATTAAGACCCTGTAGCCCACTGGTCTGGGCAGCTTCTCAAGTAACTCACTGTCTACATCACTTATATCAGTCATCGTCATCATCCAAAAAATTGCGCGAAAGGTCGTCTACGTAAGATAAGCTGGACTTTAGACCTCGGATCAAGCCAACTACTTCCCGGTAATCGGCGTAGTCTTTCACTGCGCCCCCACCAAGATGTTCTTCTGCTGCGGAGATTTGCTCCACGATTTGTTTATTTAGCACGTCAAAGACGGTAGTACCCATAATTATTCCTTAGGTTTTGTTTGTTTTACTGAGTCAATAGTAGCCTTACGCAAGTCTGCGTTTAGCTTTAGGTTGTCTCTCGCCGAATCAGCGTCTAACTTCTCTCCCGCCTTCTTCATGTCGAGTTCCAATTCTGCTCTGTCAAGCTCCAGTTCTGTCTGCTTAGCTTGGATGTCAGCCATCATTCCTTGGGCCTTCATCTGTAGCTCTTGCTGCTTGAGCTGTGCGTCCGTCTGATCCTTCTGCGTCTTGCGCTGCTGCTCTTGCTGCTTGACCTGTAGCTCTGCTTGTTGCATCTGGATAAGTGGGTCTTGCTGCTGTTTCTGCTGTTGAGCTTGGGCGGCTTGCTGCTTGTTCTGCTGCATGAGCTGCTGCCCTGCCTTTGCGGCGAGACGGGATATACTGATTTCGATTTCCGTTGGTAGCTCTGAGTTTGGTGGGGGTAGCTGGGCGCCCAACTTCTCTTCTACTGCTTTGCGATACTTAAACGCCAAGTGTTCAGCTAAGTGAGCCTGTAGTGCCGCCATCATCTGCTGTGCCTGTGGGTTCTGGCCTAGTGATTGCATAACCATCGGATCTTGCATAAACGCTTGGTGCGTGGCGATGTGGGCGTCATGGTCTTGCTCGATGAACGCTTTGATCGGCTTCATGTTGAGGATAGCCATGTTCTCACTGATCGGGTCTACTTTCTTAGCATCATCCTTGGTTGGGACAATCTTATCAGCGTTCTTGATACCCATTACTTCAATCATCTCACGGTGGAGTACAGGTAGGTCATATATCTGAGGTGCCTGTGTAGACATCTGCAACACTGCCTGATACTGCACGACACGTTGGGCCATTGTGGAGCTGTTAGGGTCACTAACAGGAATCACATCGACCATAGAGTAGTCTTCTTTTTTCGCTGAGTTCTCCCCGCGTGCAGGGATATACTCGTAATCTTCTGAGGCTTCCTCGGCCATAATAGCCTTGAGCATTTTAAACTCTTGCTTCATGGCGAAGTGGACACGAGACTGCACAGCAGCCATAGGCTTCAGCGTACGCTCTAGTAGCGCCAGCGTAGTACCTACTGGGGCGTTAGCGCCCATGTCAGAGATGTCCATATCAGCGATAGCGCCGAGTCTACGGCCTTCTGTAGTGATCTTATCTAGGAGAGCTAGTAGGGTCTGACTAGGCTCTTTATAAGGGAGAGTCATAATGTTGTCGCGGATGCTACCTGATGGCACGTCCACATCTTTAAACTCGCCCGGCATAATTGGAGAGTCGTCACCTTTAATACGTAAGCCACGGGACTTTAAACCGCCCGGTAGGTTAGAAAGCGTACCAGCGTCCACCAATTGCCGTATAAGCGACGTTCCGGCTTTAGCGTACCCGCCAATAATGTGGATCAGTCCAAGGCCGTAGAAGCCAAATCCGGGCACGTACACGTAATGCACGAAGTGCTGGTTCTTTAGGTTAAGGTCGTCTGACTCATCCCAGTTACGGCGGATAGCTAGGATTTCTCCTGTGCCCCGCTCAATAGTAACTACATAAGGCTTAGCGATAGCGTCCTCGTCGTTATCTTCTTCGATAACCAGATCAGCATGGATCTCATACAAGCAGAAACGGTCGTCATCGGTCATCGAGTAACCGCCTTCTTCTGCCTTACGCTCTTCGATGTCTGAATGGTATGGCTCTGGTTCCCCTAGGTCTACGTCAGCATAAAAGCCTGCTTGTTGTAGTTTACGTACTTCATTCTCGCTTTTACGCATCACATGAGTAACACGTTCGGCGGACTCGATGTTAGACGCTCCATATGGAACGATAACGTCCTCTGCGGGGATGTAAAGGGATACTTGACGGCCTATGTTAGGGTCGAAGTAAACCTTCTTAAAGGCGCTCCCTCCCAGTCCTAAGCTATACAACATACGCTCGTGTTCAGGGCGGTATTCAACCATGTTCTCGGTAAGTTCATAGTTCATGTCCGCTTTTACACGTTCCC